ATCACTAGATAATCATAACCTAACTAACCTAATGGGGGATTTATGCCTAAATATTTTTTTGAGGGTACAGAAGTAAGCTATAACGAATGTTTAGAGTGTTTTATTCTGTATAGCGGATTTTCTAGGGATGCTGCTATATCAGAATTTAGAGATAACGATACAGCGGATAGCTGCGAGTACATAACAGAATTATGCTCAGAGATAGAGGTAATCTACCCATGAGCGCTAAACAAAAATATAGCGCTTACTGTTATTGGGCAGCTAAACAAGGCATCCAGGCGCTTAGTTTTAACGCCTGGAAATCGACTGTTAAACAAGGGAGGATTTACTAAAATGATCCATTACAATGATACTTTTATCGATAAGGTGATAGCAATACTATCCTGGATAGCTCTATTATCGTTTTTAATGCTGTTTTAAGCGCTTTTCTCGCTTAGTTAAGGGGTTAGTATATCTAACCCTTTTTTATTGCCTTAAAACCCCTTTAAATCGGTTTATGGTTTTATTGCTGTTGGCTGCCAGGACTTAGTGATCCCGCTATGCCTAATCCCCCAATATAGGGAATTCTGATACACAGTATTAGCCTTTTCTCTACGCATGATGAGACTTAGCCCAATACTGACCACTCTAAAACACGCTACCTGATGCGCCTAGGTCATTCTGGACCTCATCCGTCATGCCCTGGAGATCGTGAACCCCAACGATACCCCAAGAACCCCATACATAGATGTGCCTAGACGATGTATAACCTACGATGTCTAACCTACTACTATGTTCTATTCTACTACTATATCTAACTACGAAGTTATATGATAGAGATAGTATAGGCGTATAACTCGTATAACTACGAAATATATTTTACGAAGAATAGTCTATTCGTATATATATATAGAAGTATATAAGTATCTATGTATGCTTTATACAACACCAATGATTAAAATAATAGTTGCATTAGAATTGTTCATGGTGTAATCTACGCTTGTAGTACTAATCAGATAACCTAACTAGAGGACAATTCGTATGAAACTATGCACTAGCTGTATGCACCTACGCTCGGGTGATGAGTGTTCATTATTACCCCAGGTCAACCCTGTTAACGGCAACCCAATGTATTCATTTGCATATGCCTATCGGATGAATGAAGAACGATGCGGTATGGATGCCAAGTGGTTTGAAGAAGTTGACCATGCAGCGCTTGATGAACTATCCACTATTCCATTCGGGAGATAACCATGCCAAGAACCAAAGGTAGTACCAATACAAGCACCACCCTACAAAAGCGGATTACAGCGCTAGAAGGATTAGTAGAGCGCCAGGATGAAGCTGTTGAACAAGGGTTAGATGAGATAGCAGAGCTACGCAAGCAAGTGGACTTCTATCGCAAGCAAGTTAATCATCTAATTGCACTACTCAATATCATTACAAGGGGTGCATGATGATAACAATGACAGAAGATGAAATTCTTAATTTTATTCATGGTGAGTTGATTTTATGTGCTTCAACGCATGAAAACGCTGATAAAAACAAAGTAATTCTTGATTTGATGGATAAGTTTAAATATAAATTTAGTTTAATGAGGGATTCTCAAAATGGCTAATGCTCAAACAGACTTTGCGCCCGAGGTACGCAATAGCGCCTGGTGGTCTGGTGATTCCCGCATGGCTGCCAATGGTCGTGCGGTGGATGTCATACTCACCAAGCAAGGTAAACGAGAAGCGCCTGACCTATCCGATGTGGAAGCGGTACAGATGGGTCATATCATGCAGCCTGTCATTGGGCGCTTGTTTCAAGATAAACATAAGATTGAATTAAAGGAAGCTGACTATGCCCTCACTCACCCCAAACACGATTGGATGCGTTCTCATTTTGATTTCATTAGTGCAGATGGTCGTGTGCTTGTTGAAGCTAAAAACTATAATGCTGGAGTTCGTAATAAGTTTGATGCCGATGCTAATCGGATTCCTGATGCTGATCTTGCCCAGCTCATACACGAATCTGCTTGTCATAATATCAATCGTATATTTTTGGCTGTTCTATTTGGTGGAAACGAATTTGTAACCATTGAGTTTGACATCACCGAGGGTATGAAAGATGACCTAGTACAGCGTATGGCAAAGTTATGGGCGTATTGCAAGACCGACACCCTACCACCCGCAGAAACCATAGAGCAAACCAAACTGGTATATCCAGCTAGCACCGATGAAACGATTGTGGCTACGCAAAATGTAGAGGTAGCAGTCGCCCAGCTCAAGCAATATAAAGCCAACATCAAGGCGCTAGAGGATCAGAGCGAAGCCCTAGAGGTAGCAATCCGCAACACCATGGGAGATAAGGGTGAGATCGTATCCATCTCAGGAGATACCCTAGTCACCTGGCGCAGTAGCAAGAGCAGTAAGCGCTTCTCTAGTGATCTCTTTAAACAAGCCATGCCCGATATTTACGAGCAGTTTGTGATTGAGCAGCCTGGCAGTCGTAGATTTTTAGTGAAGTAAAGACACCTAATGAAAGGGGATAAGATGAGCAATATTGTGAGTTTTACCGATATGTCGCAGATGGCAGAAGCAATCGCCAAAAGCGGTTTATTCGGGATGAAGGACACCAATAGCGTACTAGCGCTAATGGCAGTAGCACAAGCAGAAGGTTTGCACCCCGCTACGGCTGCTAGGGATTTTCACATTATCCAGGGCAGACCAGCTCTCAAGGCTGATGCGATGCTAGCAAGGTTTCAAAATGCTGGCGGAAAAGTTGATTGGGAGGTATATACCGATGAGAAAGTTACAGGCTTATTTAGTCACCCCAACGGTGGAGAGTTTTCCGTTACCTGGACAATCGAACAAGCAAGCAAGATCGGGCTGGTCAAGCCAGGCTCAGGCTGGCAAAAGTTCCCAAGGGCAATGCTACGATCCAGGTGCATTTCAGAAGGTATACGAAGCGTCTTTCCTGGATCAGTTACAGGGTTCTACAGCCCTGAAGAAGTGGCTGATTTCGAACCCAAAGACATGGGAAAGGCTGTCAACCTCTCAGAGATTGCAAGCGATGAGCTTACCATTGACGCAGATAGCGGAGAACTAGCGCCATCCATGGTCAAGGGTAACTTTGCTGCCCATGTCCATAAACTACACCTGTATGTGCCAGGTCAAGAAGAACCCTATGCAACCTACCTATCCCTAGAGGATTGGATGGAAGGGTTTTTAGACATCTTTAGTCGTATCCAAAACTCAAGTAAGTATGACGATAAAGAGAAAACCAAGAAGTACAACCAATTGCGAGCTGCTAATGATGCCTTTACAAAGACATTTAGTGGTACGCAAACATCGAAGTTTTTAACCAAAATAGCTGAACTAAGGAGAGATTGATGAGTAATGGACATATCGCCCAGATGGGCAAAGGCGTATTGTTTGGTAACGCTGATAAGAAGCATGAGAAAGCACCCGATTGGAAGGGTACACTCTTGCTCTCTGAGGACTACAAAGCGGGTCAAACACTCAAGATTGCTGGCTGGACTAAGAACACCCCCAAAGGGCAGTTAATTAGCTTGTCTGAGGATACTTGGAAGCCACAAAACCCCCAGCAGTACCCCAGAGAAACCAATGCCAATGACGGTGAAGTACCATTCTGATTAAGCTGGACTTGCCCTACCCGCCATCCATTAATAACTATTGGATAGCGAGTGGGCATCGTAGGTTTATTAGTAAGCGGGGTCAGCTATTGAGGCAAGAAGTAATGGTAGCGTGTTTACAAGGGAGAGTTCCAAAATTGGGTTCACAGTCGCTCATGGTTCATATTATTTTGCAACCACGCAATAAGAAGTTGATGGATATTGATAACTGCGCCAAAGCAATTTTAGATAGTCTAGAGAGTGCGGGCATTTTCAGTTCGGACGTCCAGGTGCAAAAGCTACTGATCGAGCGTGGCAAGCAGATTAAGGGCGGTGGCTGCCAAGTAATGATTGAAGTAATCCCCTCTAGCTCAGAGGAGAATCCGCAAGGATAGTTAGGTAAGGTGCGCCAGCCATCTCTTTGAGCAAGCTGGCACTAACGAGGGAGAAATTAATGGAAACAAATAATGTTACTGAAATTAAAGTGTTAACAACCGCTGAGATTGCCAAAATATTTGTCAACCATGTGGATGCACACAAACAAATCAACACTGATCGATCTGACTACTTTGATTTCGCGAGGGCTATCGAGCAAGAGGTTTTAAAAAAGGCACAAGAGAAATGAATGTTCCATACAACACAGGCAAGGTCGTGATTGGCAGCAAGTATGTTCCACCGAAGCCAAACTACATGGATGAAGATTCCGAGCTGATCCAAAGCGCCATGTTGGGTCAAGCAATGGACTTTAATGAAAAAGACGATAGCTTGATGGAGACCGTTTGCAAGCTACTCATTATTTTTATAGTGATTCTGCTTGCCTTTCTGATTAATTGGATTATTGCTAGAACATGATCTACTTCTTGACTAGTTTAGATACCTATGAGATTGCCTGGGCAGCCGCAGAGCGCTGTAAGTTCAAGCGGGATCATGGGCTTATCAACTATAAGCGGGTTGACCGAGTGCGGGATAACTTTGCCGTTGCCAGAGAAGGACTAACGGGCGAGTGGGCGGTCAGCAAATATTTGGATTTACCCGTAAATACCGAAAATTATTTGGGGGGTGACAAGGGATACGATTTTGAATATCGAGGTCTAAAGGTCGATGTTAAGACCACACGGGCTAAGTTCTTATTGTTTACCAAGCTCTCTAACTTCAAAGCCGATGCAGCCATTCTAGTGCGCTACCACAAGGATTTTATTGTGGAGATTGTAGGCGCAGTCACACGGGATGACTTTGTTAAGCACAGTCAAATTAAAAACTTAGGTTATGGCGATAACCATGTGATGACACCCGAACAATTAACACCTATTGAGGAATTTAAAAATGCAAGAGAACGACAAGAAGCCTAAGATTTTTATAGCTACACCCATGTATGGTGGGATGTGCGCTGGTTTTTATACCCAGTCGATTATTCAATTACTCACCACTTGCCAGTCTAATGGAGTGGATGCAGATTTTAGCTTTATGTTTAATGAAAGCCTAATCACTAGGGCTAGGAACTCATTAACCCATAGCTTTTTAAAGACGGATTGTAGTCATTTGATGTTCATTGATGCCGACATTAATTTTAGAGCTTCCGATGTGATCCACATGATCCGAGCTGATAAGGACATACTCTGCGGAATCTACCCAAAGAAAGAAATTAACTGGCACTCGGTCAAGGCTGCCATGGATCGGGGTGTGCCATTCGATCAGCTTAAAAGCCATACGGGTAGCTTTGTTGTAAACCTAGTGAACTATGTTGGCGAGGTAACCGTACCCGTTGGAGAGCCAGTCGAGATATTCAATGGCGGTACAGGCTTCATGCTGATTAAGCGTTCCGTCTTTGATAAGCTAGGAGAATCAGTACCGAGCTACTCCAATGATGTGGTTGATCTGGGTGGCAAGATGCAACATTCTGAACCGATCAAAGAGTTCTTTACCACTTCCATTGAGCCAGGCACTAATCGTCTGCTCTCTGAGGATTACCACTTCTGCCGTATCTGGCGTGAAGCGGGCGGTCAGGTCTTTGCAGCGCCTTGGTGTCACCTATCCCACATTGGCACTTATGCCTTTGAAGGTCAACTTACCCCATCGGAATAACCATGAAAATACATACAGTAGAAGGTAAGCAATTAGAGTTTAATGATGGGAACTTAGTGGCGGTGTACCAGGAGAAGTACCGTTTGTATGACCGTTTCTTACCACACTTAGCCAGTTACCTAGAGGGTACGGTGGTGGATGTTGGTGCGAACTGTGGCGCATTAGCGGTAGCCATGGGAGTTAAGAATCCAGCTCTCCAGTTTGTGTGCATTGAGCCAGAGGATAAGCACCTACAGCACTTGCATAAGAATGTATTGCAAATCAGCAACAGAGTTCAGGTAGATCGGGCTAAGATTGGTACGCAATATAAATTACTAGACAAGGTAATCGAGCAGTTTGAGGTGAAGGATATTGGCTTACTCAAGATTGATGTGGATGGTTACGATTGGGATGTGATTGACAGTTACTCGTTTAGCCAAAAGCCACCCATCTACATTGAAGAAGATTTTAAGTTGCCCGATCAATACGCTAAATACCATGCAATGAATCAAAAGCTGTCAGAACTTGGATATAACAATATCTGGATGTTTGATAACTTTGGCTGCTTAATTGGATTTACAAAAGATTGGGATATGGTCAACACCTTAAACTCGTATGTTGATCGAATGAAGCACGGCAAATCCCAAGTAACTATGTATTACCTTGACTTACTTATTTGCCAAGACCAGGATGTTGATAATCTAGGTCAAGGCGTAATGAGCTATATCAGCGCTTAGTCTTGCGCTTGGCAGTCTTAGCTGAACGGACAAAGGCTTCCTTGGTTGGATAGCCTTTCTGTCCTGGCTCTTTAGGCGGTAAGCCCTTCTCTCTGCGCTTATTGATGTTGTAGTACAAACCCTTCTTTATCGGCATTTCCATCTCCTTAACGATGCTTTAGCCCTAGTCGCTGGTCCTTTAGCCTTACGCACAACTCCAGCCATACGAGCGCAGAATGATGCCTTACGCCCTTTGTCAGACTTGGTACGAGGGTTAGGTGCTGGTGCTTGGAGATTGCTGCCTGTAGCTCGGTTTAGCTTGGCTCGACCTTTTGCAGTCAAGCCAGCGCCAGCCTTTACAGATAGCTTCTCTCCACGCCCAACAGACAGACTAGGATTCTTTTTTGACATTAACGCTTCATCTTACGACCAGAAGCCTTCTTCATGGCATCACGCTTCATCGCTGCATCGGAGTACATACGACCAGCAGCAGCTTCACGCTCTCCACCTTCCATCTCCATTTGACGGGCAGACTTGTTGCGATCCTCAATGGGTTGCAATACTTTTTTGTTTTCCATTATCTAGTTCCTTTTCTCATTTGACGGGGTTTTGGTTTTCCAGCAGTTCTTAATGCAATGGCAATGGCTTGCTTTTGAGGGCGACCTTCCTTTACCATTTTGCTGATATTGGATGAAACTGTCATGTCACTACTACCTTTTTTAAGCGGCATACGGGCGTGTTCCTTGTTTGTCAATGATGAGGGCTTGCTGTCTAGGCTTGTCCTCTGGGTTGTTAGGGATCGAGATATGTGTCCAGCGGTCAAACTCCCGAATGATTTGATCGTATCCTAAGCCAGCAGCCATCACAGTCTTAACCACCTCATCGGGTGTCATGCCTGGCACACGAATATCGGCTGCACAGCCAATGCGGTGCTGACTAGTATCCTTGCTGCCAACGGCATCATTGACTTGTTTTGAGCGAAATGCTGAATTAATCATTACAGGCTTGCCACCAAGCACATCTTTGACTTGCTCTAAAAACTTAGCAAGGCGGTTAAGGTTGGCTAGCTCGTCTGCGTTTGGGGTGTTGTCAAACTGCCGATGATCGGTATGGGTTAACTCCTCAAGAGTAAAGTGCAGACTAAGCGGGGTTATCATTTTTCTTAGCCTTCATGTCCATAATTTTCTCAAGGGTGCGACCACCAAAGTAAAAGCTCATAATGAGCATACCCCATTGTCCTAGCAATTCAACATAGTTGTTATTGACTTCGATGTCGGCAGCAGATAATCCAGCAAAACTGGTGTAAACCAGCAAAATAAAGATTAAGGTCATTGGTCTAATGTTCTTGGATAGCCAAGAATCGCTAGCCATATCAGCTTGCTGGCGCTTAGTAAGCTCTTGGGCTTCAATATTGTCAGCATTAAGTTCGGCTAGCTTGCCCTCTTGTTGCATCTGTAAGAGTTCTTTCTGAGCCTTTGCCTTAGCTTCAGGGTCAGGAATAAACTTGTCTAAGACTTTCATCCCAACATCGAACAACGCCATTAATGGAATCATTTTTTACCACCCCATACAATGAAATAAGCTATATATCCCGCAACCAAAAAACACCAGAACTGCACCCACCTTACTTTTGACAGCTCGGCATCAAAGTAATCTTTGTCTGCCTTTTCTAACTTTTCAATCTCAGCCTTAATCTGGATTAACTTATCCCACTCTTTAGTACCGTACTTCTTTATAAACTCTACCCTTAATTTGTACTCCTCATCCGTAATTTGTTTACGGTGCTTGTACTCCTCAAGGGCTTTAAATATAGCCCGTTCCTTCTTAAACTCTGCTTCTCTGCGCTCACGAATCTTTGCTTGCGCTCTTTGTCTTGCTACATCAACTGCTTCTTTCTGTACTTCTTCGATGTTCTTGCCGATCTCTCGACCAGCTTCACGACCAGTTTTAATCCCTTCGCTGATGCCTTTAGCGCCAGCAGATAACCCCAGTTCGTCTGACATACATCATTACAAACCTTCACCTGGCGTTACATATACGGTTGCAGTTCCAGTCGCTACGATTGCCGATACATAGAATACATATCCACCTTCAGTAGTTGGTATGCGAGGTGCAGTAAAAGTAGCTGTTTGATTATTATGTAGTACTGTTCCGTAATTGGGCGTTCCAGCGAGAGGGATGGCAACATTGGATGTGGATGTTGTACCACAACGAATAAACACCTCGGCAGCCGTACCGTTGTGGATACGGAGTTGATTGCATGGGGAATCGGCTGTTATAGCTACGGTGTTAGCGGAGGTAGCTACATTTATTCGAACCGTTTTGCCCATCTCTTGAAATGGGATATTGTTCGCCATTAGATAATGTCCTTCCCACCAGCGTTGCCAGGCTTGGAAGTCGGTGATTTTTTAGGGTCTGTACCACCAAAGTTAAACATGGAGCGATAGCCACCATTAGGCAATTGTCCTGGACTCCAAGCTACTCCACCACCCGTTGTATCCGATGGTGCTTGTGGTCGGCAAGCGTAAGTGTAGTCATAGCCTTTATTCGGTTTTGTTAACGGAGCTTTCATTTGGTTCTCTCTTTCGTGTGTTGAGTAGAAGATAACTGAAAAGGCAGAAAAACGCCATAGTTCCTAGTCTTTCCAGAGTTGGTTCGTACATTGTCCAGCACGCTAGGCTGAAGGTTAAAGCTAAAGCCAAAATCACCATCAAGCGGTCTGAGATGACCTTTAATGCTAGGCGTATTAATGCGACTGCTTCCATAATTATCCCCTGAATGATTAAACAAGTTCATAGTTTAACCTTCCTCATCATCTGTTGCAATAAACCCACTACCCCATTCATCGTCAGAAATCTTTTGTTTGAGCTTTTCCACATTAATGGCACGGTCTAGCACCTTGCACTTGTCGGTTAAGGATGCTTCTGGATCATTCATCACATCCGCCAGCAAGACTTCGATGGCGCTTTCTAGTTCGGGATTTAAACCCTTTGATTTCTTAACCATTAGAACGGAGATAAACTAAATATGTTACGAGTTGTTTTGGCTACTTCTGGAGCTGCTGTTGAGGTAACAACTCCAAGAATTAACTTTTCAACAACATTAGGATCGCGCGCAGCTGCTACTCGCATACTCAATTCTTGCAATTGGCTGGGAGAGTACAGTCCAGAACCTTCTAAGGCATAACGAATTCGCTTGTTATACAAGTCTTGTAAACGATTTTTATCTACTCTGGCAATAGTATTAGCCACGGCTTTTTGGAATACTTCTTTTCCGTTTGGATCACGAGAAATAAACTGAGCTACTTGGCGTAAATTGCCAGGAGCATTTTCATTAATTAAAATATCTTCCATATAATCAACGGGTGATTTTTTAGTAGCCGTCAATTTTTCAATTTTTGCTGCTTCAGACTCCAATGGCGCTGCTCTTTTTTCAGCTTCTTTAAGAACTTTGGTCGCTTCACGCTCTCCAGGCAACCCTTTAATTTCAGTTTCAGCCAATCTATCAACTTCTTTAATGCGTTGTTCAGCCTTTTTAAATGGTTGTAAAGAAGTTAAACGCTCAACAATTCCTGTGGCTTTTTTTCCATATTCCTCTGCTTGCGCTAATTGACCTTGATAGGCTTCTACTCGCTTACGCAAGTTTGGTAGGGCGGTTAACCAATCGCTATTGTCTTTTTTAGCAAGCCATGCCGCAACTCCTTTGGAATTTTCATCTCGTAGGGTTCTAGCCACATACTCAGACGCTGCTCTTTCTACCGCAGCGGCATCACCTGTAATCTCAACTAGGTCTTTTACCCGAGTAGGTGTCTTAAAGTAATAGCCGACTAGACCTTGAGGATCATTGGCATAGTGTCCAGCAATATAGTCATCTAAAGCCGTTGCTTTTTTAGCAACTTTTGTACCAAAAATGTCTAAATCTTTGGCTGCTTTTTCATAATTACTAATAAATTTTGCATGGGAATTAGAATAATTACCCATTGCTTTAGACAGTTTAAAATAAATATCTTTTGCAGTTTCTGCACTAATTGCTTCATATCCTTGAGGTGGCTGTCCTTCAAACACCCTACCTAATTTTCTGCGAATATCATCAACTGCACCAAAAGTCGGTGGAATAAATTGTTCTCTACCACCAACTAGTAGTCTGCGACCATTCAAACTATCGTATATATCATTTAATTGCTGTAATTGTAGTTTATCGGTTACTGGAGCTTGTTTTGGAATTCTTTCAATATCAATTAATAATTTATCTTTTAGTTCTTGTGTAATTTTTTGATACTCTTTGTTGTTAGATATTAACTTTCCTTGATTTACCAACGAAGTTATCTCGTTATCCCGATTTTTAAGATCGGTTGCTGTTTGTGTTTTTTTGGCTTCAATTAATTTACTTTGACGAGCTTCAATAGCGGTACGCAAATCGGTGCTAATTGGGGTTAACTCTTTGGGATTGCCAATGGTGGTAATTTGTGAACGAGCTTTGTCTAATGCTGTTGATCCAGCTTCGCCAACCTGTTGTTTTTTTTCAATAATTTTATTAACTCTGGCATTTGCTTGATTATTAATGTCCATAGCTTGACGATTTGCTTGCGCACGAATTCTTTGCGCTGCATCTGGATTTTGATTAATAATTGCGTCTGCTTCTCTTTGGGCTTTTTCTAAAATGCTTTTAGCTTGATTTTGAGCAGTTGCTACATCTTTTAACCCCTCTTTGCCAATAAGCATATAAATATATTCCATTGAACCTTGTTCGTATTTTTCGCCACCAATGGCTTTTGCCATACGATCTAAGGTTTGGCGGTCTGTATCTGATAAGGTTGCAATTTCTTTACCCGCATTTTGCGCTGCATTTACTAGGTCAATACCACCGCCTTTACGAGCAAACGCTGAAACAATATAACGCTCAAGCGAGCGTTTAATGGTTGGAATCGTACCCACGCCCATTTCAACCATCATGCGCACAGGACCACTAGCAAACAAATACTGCTCGGCAAGTTGACCCGCAATATCCGAAGTTGCTCCCATTGCCGCTCCACCAACTACCCGACTGGGTGCTGGAACATTACCTAAAACCCGACCAGATAGTTCCATTCCAGTACCGATTGCTTTAGCTTGGGGTGAAGGTAGCTTAGAAATGCCTTTTCCAGCCATTTCTATGGCTTTAGGAGCGCCTAAACCAACTACTGCACCCGTAGCACCAGCTCCAGCTGCTTCAGCTGCTGAGAAATCTTTTGGAGGTGGTTTTACAAATTCAGGCTTTTCTTTAAATGCCTTTGGTTCTCTAGGCATGGATGGAAAAAACACGGCTGCTGAACCCACATCAAAACCACCCTCTTTTAATTTTGGCTCTTTTGGTTGTATTGGCTCACCCATTTCTGGACTAGCAGAAACGCTTACAGAAGTATCTTTTTCAATTGTTTCGGTAACTGGCTTAGCGGTTTTAATATCAAAAGCCATGATTAATCTACTTCCACATAGTCATTTGGGTTATTTGGATTAACATAGGCTTTTCTATTATTAGCATCAATCATTAAAACACGACCTTTATCATCTTTTTGCGGTTGTTGAGTTTCTTGATTAATTTGCGGTATTGGCTCAGTTATCATATTTTTAAATACAGGATAACTAGTTTGCAATTGTGAAATGGTACGCTCTGCTTGAGATCGACCAACTTTAATTTGAGTTAATGCTACATCAGCAGTCTGTCCTGGTTGCAAGTTTGCGCCATAATTTCGCAATGCTTCATTACCTGTTACAGCAGCGCCTGACATGTCTTTATAGCGTTTGTTACGGATATTAACAATATCAATTAAATATTCTCTTAATTCAGCTGGTAAAATAACATTTGAAACCAAAAGGTTTGCAATCTTGCCACCATCGTCAAATAAATAAGATTGCACTTTATATTTATCAATTTGTTGGCGTAATGTTGGATTTTCTAATTTCTTTTCCAAACGATTCATATCATTGCGGAAAGTTACCGAATCTTGAAAATACATTTGCACACGATCTGATGGTTTTAATGCTTTATCTTTTGCCAAAGCCAAGTCTTGTGCTAATTTCATTTCATAGCGCAAGTCAGCGCCAATGTCTTTAATAATATTAAAAGTTGCCATTGGTCCTTGCTTACGATAAGCTGCTTGTAATACTCCACTTTGCACTTTAGCAAGCGATACCTCCATATCAGCCCTAGCTCCAGCCAAGTCGTAAGGCATTTTTTTAATAGCCATTTCAAATTCTTTCTGAATCTGATTTTGTTTGGCTGTCATTATTTGTAAATTTTTTTCAAACTCTATTTGATTTTGTCTTTGTATATCTTTACGACCTTGTTGATAACCAGACATTAATCCTGTCATGCTATTAATGGCATTTAATCCAGATTGTCTGCCACCAGAATTACCCAATGCCTGTCCAGTTAACGCAATCATGCTACTTAATGTAGCCATGCTCATAATGGTTTCTTTAACAGGCTTGAAGTCAGGTAATGGCGCACCCTCAAGAGCTTCTTTTCTGGCAATGTCTGCTTTTTGGAACAGTTCAGATTCTTTTTTAGCAAACTCCGCTTTAATTTTTGGTTCTTCTTGCAGTTTAGTAAGCGCTGCTTTTGATTCTTCCTCAATAGCGCCTAGCATTTCTTGACCAGTTTCTGCCCGAACTTGTGATAATTCAGATAAATCTTTAGCTTTTCCAGCACGAGTTAATAAATCCATGCTTTTTGTTGTAACACCAAGAGAGGTGTCCATATTTCCTGTATTTCCAGTTTGATCAATAGCCATTATGAAGTCCTAGAAGGAGTTGTAACGGTTATATTAGGCGCTTGCCCAAGGATAAATGGTGCAGCCAACTGACCAAGCTGACCATAAAAGCGTGCATTTGCATCACCAATGGCCCGATCTGCTTGTAATGCACTCCGAATAGCGCCTTGTGCATACTGATCGCCAATATTGCTAATCCGTAATCCTAGGTCAAATTGGTTTTGAATTAAACGCTGAGTTAAATCGGCTATTTGGTTTTGAGCTTGAGCAACGCCAACACCACCACGGGTTGCAATACCTTGTTGTAGCTGCGCTCTAGCAGCATTTAATATTTGACGGTTAACTGGACTTAGTTCGCCACGCTCGGCAGCACTTCTAAGTTGTGCGCCAGTTTGCTGATATGGTCTGCCAAGAGTTGCCATTTCTTCTTTGGAAGCCTGGGCTTGCTCCTGTGCTTGGCGTGTTCTGGATAGGTTTTGAGCTGTTAAACCACCAGTTAATAATGCTCCTAGACCAAGGCGGACAGCATCTTTTTCTGTAATTCCCAAGCGATCCATGACACCTCTGGATGGCGCAACAGCTTCTTGAAAACCAGGTTGTGTTCTAGCAAACTCGGCAGTAGTTGGTGTCCGACCACCATAAAAACCGCCTTCTTGCGCTTCGACATCACCACCAAATGCGGGTAATTGCTCTTGCGCTCGTAATTGAAAAATATCTTGATCTACTCCTGGAGCTGCTGTGTATTGCATACCAGTAGGTTGTGCAAATATTTCAGGCGGGTATAAATCCGTAGGTTGATAGGTTTGATAAAACTGCTCACCAGTTGGAGTTTCACCACCATAAAAGCCACCTGGTTGAGCTTCAACATCATAGTTGTAATCAACACCATAATCTTCTTGAAATTCAGGTAATCCCGTTGAAGGATTCATTGATCCTGAACCACCACGCTTTTTTAAAAGGGCTGCTTCTTGAGGAGTAATGTGGGCTAAAACCGTATCCCTTCCACGACCTTGAGAACGGATTAACTCTGCTAATGCTGGTAAATCAGCACTCAGAGATTTCATTAAAAGTTTAGCCATGATTAACTCCCTGTTTCGTCTTTAACACGCAATGAAGCAATATTCCATACTGGTCTTGCAGATGTTTCGCCATCACCACCACCGATCACGGGAGAACCAGCTCTTAGCGCTTGGGCTAATGCTGATGATCCTGGTGCGGGTTGCCCTGTTGTAGTCACATCACCGCCTGGAGCTGGTGTTGGAGCTTGGGCAGTTTGACCGCTTGCTTGTCTGCCAGTAGGGCTAGGAGCAAGATTTTGAGCAGTTAATTGAGCTGCTGTAGTACCAGCAGCGCTACCAATAAAACGGGCTAACTCTGGGCTAAGTCCTGTGCTTGTGCCAG